CTACCGAACCACCAGAGCCACCTGCTCCAGCAGTTGTTGTTCCTCGGCTACCACCTGCTATTGCACCTACACCACCAGAGCCAGCAGCAGTTAGAGTTCCTGCTGCACCATTAACAGATTGTTGTATACATCCAGAGCCACTACATTCAGCGTTTCTTGAACCCCCAGAGCCAAAGGATTGTCCTCCTCCGCCTCCACCGCCACCAGCGTAGTCACGGTCAGAAAAACTTTGGTCATCAGTTGAACCACCGCCTCCTCCACCGCCTCCTCCTCCACCGAGGATTGAGCCATTGTTGTCTAAAGTAATATTTTTTTCTAGCTTTAAGGCTGTGCCACCACTACCACCAGAAGAGCCATTAGCAGAAGCAGCACCTCCACTACCTCCTGCTCCTCCAGCACCGTAAATATAACCATTGTTAATAATAGTAAGAACACCAGCAACACCACTTCCAGTAAGTAAAGCAGGAGTACCTGTAGAGTCTGAGTAAACATAAACACCAGAATTAATAACTACATCTACATCACCTAATTTTTGGTCAGAAGTGAGTACAGTATCGAGGTCTAATTTATTAACATTACTTGAAACTGTATAAGTATATTTCCTTTGATAAAAAGGCTTCCAAGAGCCACCATCTTTAACACTAGCAGTTAATACTTCTTTCCAAGCACCACCATCTTTAACAGAAACCTTTGTAGGTTCTTTCCAAGTTCCTGAATCGTTTACTTTTAAAGTCATATTAACTCGCTACTTGATACCAAATATCTCCATTAGAGCCACCACTTGCAGCAGATGTGCTTACTGTTCTTAAACCAAAACCATTTGTTCTAGCAGCTTCAGTTGCAGTTTTGTGACTAGCTATTGCTGTTGTTACAAAGGCAGTCGAAGCAACTTGTGTAGTATTTGTGCCTTCTACAGCAGTTGTAGCACTAAATGCTTGTGATGCACTACCTGCTAGATCAGCCTTAGTATTAACTGCTGTTTGTACTGCTGTAAACTCAGTATTAAAATCTGCACCAGATATTACTTTTCCTGCATCGGAATCTGCTAGTGCATCTTTACCAGACCATCCGACAGCTATAGTATAGTTTGCCATTATCGTATCTTTCCTTGTTTATGTAATAAAGTTAAATCTTGTAAAGAAGCATCAAATCCATTTGATTCAATATCTATCTCTAGTTTAAGGTTTTTTGCCGAACCAGTTAACGGTGTTTTGTATTCATGTAATCCATATATAGGTTTATAGGTTACACCAGATTTGCCATACAAAGATGTACTTGCACCCCACAAAGCTGTACTACCTGTAGTTGTAGGATTTAAAGTTATAGAGGTAGTTTCAGATGGACTTGGACTATAATCTTTGTACCATTTTAATCCTAATGTTGCTCCAGAACCACCTTCTAAAACTAAAAACAATCTTTTTAAAAATGAAGCTGCTATAGACTCACCTAAATTAATCCATGTTGTTGCTATACTACTTGTATAAGAACTATAAGTATAAGTTGATGCTCCTGCTAAATCAGTATCATAATATCCCTCATATCCAGCAATACCGCCATCCTGTTGTCCTACTAACAAACCATATGTTTCTGTATATGCCATACTTGATGGTTCTCTATCATTATCAAAAGTCCAAGTTGTTATTCTTGGTGCATTATTAGGTGTAAAATGTTTAAAATCAAACACATAAGTAATGTTTTTATTAACAAATGACATTATGTAAATGCCTTCGTTTTCTACATAAACACTTTTAACATTTGAACTTTGTCCAATATTTCTAATTAAAGTATCTTTAATGTTTACACTTAAATCAGTTAAAGGTAATTTATCTTTTTCAGTTGTTCTTCCTAGCGACCTTAAACCCGTGTTTGATAAAAATACAAGATCATCACCAATGGCTTGTACTGTATCTCTTGATACAAGGCCTACACCTCTTATAACTTCATTAAGTGCAAGTGATCCTACTGTTTCTGGTCTGTCATATATAACAATATTATTTTTACCAAATATAACTAACTTGCCATAAAAAGGTGCGATAGCAATAACATCATCAATACCCCAAATTTTAGACAAATCTATTAAACCTGCATCTCCACCTGTCCAATCATCACCATCTAGCAAGTTTGAATAATAAACAACATCTGGCGATTCTGCTACTCCCCCTGCCCATATTCTTCCGTAATAACCCATTCCACAAGTAGGTTTAAATTGGTTAGACGAAACAGTTGCTGGTTTAGTAGCATGTGCTGTCCACCTAGATCCAGAACTTAAACTACCATCGTATCTTTGTGGTTCTATACCAGCATGAAAACAATGCAATCGATCATTAAAATTAACAAATTGCCAATCACCTGTACTATTAGCAACAGTATGTTTAACATCAGCACCACTACTAGGAAACGCTGATGCTGGTGAAGTAAAATCTACAACATAAATACTTGTGCCATAACTAACAAAAATTTTATTTGTTCCTTGATCGTCATGCTCATGTATAGATGCTATAGCTGTGCCTGATGGTGCTACTTTTTGTTTTAAACCTTTTCTAAAAGCAATACGACCAGACTCTCTAATTACTACATTTTCAGCTTTAACTAAATAAGATAAATCTAAAGAAGCAGGGTTACTTTGCGTATTTAACCCATTTAACCCAATATCAGTTAAAGATTGATATGATATTTGTTTTGCCATTATCTAAAATTTAATCCTGTTGTATATTGATTACTATGATTTTCATTTACAAACCAATCTGATTCGTATTTTGTATTACCGCTATCTAATATTATTGCTTGTTTAAGTGCTTCATTAGCTTCTTGTGCCATTAAACTAGATTGCGTTCCACCATCTTCACCTCTTTCTGCTATGGCTCTTGCCCATGCTCCAAGAATAACTGGTTGGGCAGGAACTTTAAGCACAGTTGTTGCATTTGTAAGTTTGTCTTGGTATTTAACTATATCAAATGAAATAGTATGAGCCTCAGTAGGTACTGGCGATAAATCTACTTTTAAATTATTAGAACTATCACTACCATTAAAAGCATAATATAAAGGCTCACCAGTATCGTCTGTAGGGTACTTTATAGTGTTAATGTATTGTTTGCTTACCTGGTGTAAATGAAGGCCTGTATTGTTGTTTATTGCATCCATTATTTTTATTTCTTGACCAGATGATAAATTGTAGTTTTTTGTACTTGCTACTGTAGATATATTAACTGTTTGTCTAAGATTAAGCCAATCATGTCTTTCTTCAACACCTCTTTTAGCATCATTAACTAATGATCCTATAACTTTATGATATGCAGATATATTAGCACTATCATTAATTGCACCTGACCAATCTGTTTCAATTGTATCTTCACGCAATCTTATTAAAACTTCATTAATTAATTCTCTATAAGTCATAATCTATCCTTTAATTATTTTGCCCCAAAGTGAACATTCACCTTTAACTATGTCTATTACTTCTACTTGAAAATACCCTGTATCAAAAAAAGTTACTATACCAAACGCATGATTCCAATTATGTAGTCTGCCTTTTAACCATTTGTTTTTTTCTGCTGACATATCTTTAAGGCATCCCATTGACCAAGCACTTATATTTCCATCTAACAATCTAGTAGAAGAATGTCTAGATACATCGTGTACATGACCATACATAATATTTGTACCATATCTTTCTAAATGCGTTCTTGCATGACTTAGGCCAGTATATGCACCATGAACAAAAGAAATTTTACCAATAGTTAAAACATCATTCCAAACTCGATATTCATAACCTCTTTCATCCCATTTACAAGCATTTCTAAAAGTGTATTGATCTAAATAAGGATTTTCTTCTACAAAAGAATCAAGCCATTCATCATGATTTCCTGCAAGTATATGTCTTTCTTTGCATTTAACTTTGTCTAAAACTTTATCAAATCTATCTATTTGTTTATTAACAGCTTTAACTTCTGCATCAATTTCTGGAAGTTGATATTCTAATGGTGGCCTTTTTCTTCTTTTGTATCTATGGCCTGATACTGAACTCCATTCTCCAACATCACCTAAATTAATAAATATGTTTGGTTTAACAAATTCTATTGCTTTTAAAACTACCTTTACTGCACTTTCATCGTGTATTGGAAAATGCTGATCGGGTATAACTATCGCCCTTTTCATTTTTACCTACCTTTTGCTAGTTGTGCTCCAAAGTAGAATTCGATAATCATTGTTGCCCATCCAAATATTTCGTCAAACTTTAACATCCCTTCTACAGTAACATATTCTACCACATCAGGTGTCAATTGAAATCCTAAAACATTAAACCCTTCTATTACTGTAGGAATAACTGTTGGTATATCCCAAAATACAGGTGCTACTTGTGTAAATATAACTAAAGCCAATATAGTTAAAATAATAATTCTGCGATTCATAGCAGCCATTGGACTTTCTTTATCTGCTCGATCTCTAGCTTGGTTTATAGAATCATTCCTAACTTGTAGGTTTTGAATCATCATTTTTTGTTGTTCTTGTGCTGCTTGACTTTTAAGAGCAAACAACTTAGCAACAAAGCCTAAAGCTATAGGTGCTACATTAGTTAAAAATCCAATCATGCGACTAACCTCAATACATTAAAAATTCCTACTTCAGATGCTAAGAAATAAGCAAAACCACCTAACAAGAAATATCTAATTTGATTAAGCATATTAAATATCTTTTGTATCTTAGTATTAGTGTCATCAATCTTGCTAAACAACTTAGCTATTTGTGAAGTATGTTTGTCTAGTTGCAATTGCACCCTGTTGTCATCCATTATGCTGTCCTAGTATTTCTTTTTTTATTTGCATTTCTTTTACTTATTGCTTTACCTTTTGCAACTGCATCAGCTTTGCTTGAAGCCCCCCACGCTCTTAAACTTTCAAGCAATGGTGTTGCTTCACCATTTTTATACTCAGCTCCTTTCATTTTGCCCATTCGTTGCAAAAAAGCTGCCCTTCTAGGATTGTCACCTGATTTAACTGGTCTACCCATTATCTACTCCATGATGTTCTAGCTTTATTTTGTGCTGTTTTACTAAGTTCTCCATAATGAAACAATTTTGTGCTTGAGGCAGTATGCGTTTTTCCAGAATGTAAAGTACCATCATTCATTTTATGCATACCACCTGTATGCTCAGTTCCATCTTTTCTATAATGTTTAACACCTTTCATTATCTTTTCTTTGGTTTTTTACCGTATCCCATAATATCTCCTAGTTTGCTAGTGGATTATCTAAAGACTCTTGTATACGCTTTTCCATGTCTACTTTAGTCTGCTCTACTTTAATGTCAAAACGATCTAATTTAGTGTCGTAGTTTGTAAGTTTTGTATCTACAGACTGTAATTTAGTATCTACTTTTGACTCCAAGTTCCATTGACTGTTACGCAAATCAGTCATATCTTTTTTTAATTCAATTTTTATAGCATTAGCATGTTGTTCTATTCTTATCACATCGCTAGAAGTCTTTGCCATCTGTCCAGCTATTGCATCTAAGTCCAAATTTGCGATTCCTTCAACTTTTTGATATAACAGGAACCCTCCATAGAGTGAACCAACAATCGTTGAAATTAGAGCAAATGCTGCGACCAAACTGGTATATGTAAACCTTAATCCCAAAAATTTTAGTCTTTTATCAACTAAACCTTCAATTTGTGCAACCTTTTCTCCTAGATCAGCCATTAGTTATTGAACGCTCCATCATTCTGTAATTGTCTTAAGTATTCAATTTCTTGCTTTAATCTTTCTACTTCTAGCCTTCTTCTTTGTAATTCAAGTTGGTAAAGCGTATTACAATTAATTCTTTCGTTTGGTGCATCTAAAGGAATAATTAGCCTGGCATATAATCCTATGTCTTTAGTTTGAGGATCATCTCCTTCTTTCCCTATAATTGGCACAACAGCATTATTAATTACACCTGTCATACCAATCTCAAAGTTTGTACTACCGCCTATAGCGTTTTTACAATCTAAATCACCTGCTCTAATACTATCTGAACCACTTACTGAACTAATACTAGGTATTGAAAAACTCATTGAACTACTGTCTGCTATAACCTGTGTACTAAGAAAGGCGTAGCAACACACATACCTTAACCACTTCACTTAAACCTCGAACAAATTTTAGATTCAACTATTGGCTTAAAATCATCATTGCCTCTAAGTTTTGATGTTGTACAAATGTATTCAGTTTGTTTTACATTTGCTTCATTAACATAAACATCAAACTCAACACGCTTTAAATACTTTATGTTTATTATTTTGTATCGAGTAACAAACG